CGTTTTCTAGTTCTAAAGAACGTTTGTTCCAGTTGACAATCCCTTGCTGCAACCAGTGTGGAAGATATTCGTATGCTTTTTGAATCTTTGCTAGAATGTCTTGTGCAAGTTGGAGTTTGTTAGCCAGAATACCAATCACAAACTCTTCATTAAACAAGGCACTCCATAGCATATAGCCAACAGTGGTAGTTGTTTTACCGACCTGTCGTGGCATCTTTGCAATGCAGAAACGATTTTCATGAAACGTTTTGACCATTTCTTTTTGAAAGTCCCACATATCAAATGGGACAAGACCACGGTCAACGTTGACAATTTTTACATAAGTTTGAATAAAGTATACTGGGTCCTCAGCACACTTTGCAAACTCTACTACTTGTTCTTCTGTTAGGGATAATTCAACACCGACTTTCTTCAGTCGTGCATTACCAAGATACCCGTCATCCATAATTTAGCGTGTGAAACTCTTTAGCATCCAGCCATGCTTTTGATGTGCATCAAGAATGTCTTGTAAGAAGTTACCGACAGCAGGCTCATCTGCTGCATCTGCAAGTGCGATACCTGTACGTAATTCCATGATGTACTTGTCATTGTCTTGTGCAAGTTCTGACATCATGATAAGTGGTGAAGGTATAGCAACTAAGTCTTGCACCTTAGACAGTTCAATCATTCGTGCAAGTGTTGTCGGTGCGTATGAACCTAGTGCACGAATGTGTTCGGCAATTGGGTCAGTTTGGTCAAACACAGAATCATAGAAGTCACCCAAGAATCCATGATACTGTGCAAAGTCTGGTCCTTCCACATTCCAGTGGAAAGTATGTGCCTTGAAATACAAACCGAAGTTTGTGCCAAGGATGATTTTCATTTGTTCGATTAATTGTTCCATAGTCTTATTTATTTGATTTAATCATCTTCAATAATTCAGTAGTGGAGCCAACAAAAACTGCTTTGTCGATGTTGACTCCTTTTGTGGTTTCAGATTGGGGTGCAAGCTCTCTTTTCCTTTTCTGAAGTTCCAACAAATCTTTGTTCATCTCGGCCAGATTCTTCATCATTGTGGCTAAGACTTCATATGCTCTCGGTGATTCTGATTGATTGGCAACAGATGCCAAGTCAGTCAATGCTTTATTGCCATTACTGATTAACTCACGCATATTGTTACGAGCAAACTCAGCATCGGCATCAACTTGATTTACACCTTCTTCAATAACAACAGGCAAAGTTTCTACAGTCTGTTCCTGTATAGGTTCAACGTCAAAGATTTCGGATAGATTTTTATTTAATTTTTTCATGATAATGTGTCAGGCCATTCTGTAATTGTTTCAATGTAACCGTAGTTAGCATTTGGTAATGATGATGTTGGGTCTGGTTCTGTAACAACAGCAGCAACGTTGACCGAACTAATGTCAAGTGTTGCAACATTATATGATGCTCCAGAATAATCTCCAACAAGAGTATAATATTTTTCAATATATTTGTTACCACCAGTAACAACAAGTGTGCCGGTTGAAGTGTTGCTGAAGTATTCTACAGTACCAACAAAATTATTTGCTACGTCACGAATTGTTTCACCCGTCGTGAACACACTTGAACCATTTGCAAAATCAACATAAACCTTCTGCAACTCTTTGGATGTAAGATCGATGTTGATATTTGTATTTGCAGCATTGATGAGTTTGCCAGATTTGACGGGTGGCCAAATGAAACTCTTTGCCGTAAATGACAAATCCCAAAGAATAAGTCTCGTTGTACCGTCTTGCATACCACCTTCATACTCAACTGTAGATGCAACAGAATTGAGTATAATGGGCACTGTATACTTTTGTTTCATTGATGGAATAAAATCTACCACCACACTGAAGTCAGGTGTAAAGAATGGTAGAATCTGTTCTAATATCTGTGTGCCATCTTCTGTATTGCGTACATAGATTGACAGACTGAATTCAAAGTTATATGGCACAGGAAGAAACTGTGTTGCAACACCAGTGTTTGTTGCTGATGCAAAATTCTGTAGTGTAGAAATTTGTTTGCGACTCATATCATACTCAAGACTGTCAAGATTAAATGACATTCTTGGTATTACAGAGTTCACTGACTTGATAAGATTGGGGTCAGAGGTAATCTGTGTCAAATATCTTTCTTTTGGTCCGTATGATAACGGCACTTTAAGTTTTTCTTTTGGTTGTCCTGCTTGAGTATAACGAACAATCTCAAGGTCATTAAACAATGTACCAAACACAACCACCATCTTACGGATGGTGCGGTGATAAAACTGAGCATTACCTAACATTACGGTTCTCCAAACGGATTAACTTCCGTAAAGTCAATGATACCATCGCTTGCTGCTTCGATACGAGCATTGTCAATGATATCTTCAAATGCGTTGTTTTGTGTCGGTGCATCAGATGCAAGTACGACTGTCCATTGTGATGAACTTGTATTACCTTTTACATTTGCTGAGGCTGAAAAATCACCTTGCACTCGATACACATCAATGTATGAGTTTGGTTGAAAGTCGTATACAAGTGCTTGTGCTGTTGCAGTGGACAATGATGAACCTTGATATACAATCTCATCATTTACAAATTTACCTGAACCTGTACCCAATGAAATTCTAATTTTGTTATAGTAACCACGAATATTGTTATCAATGTCTTTGACACCGGTTTCAATAATCTCATTAGAGAAAAAGAATTGTTTTAGTTTGATTGCATACAAATATACATTACCACCACGACCACGACCTAATGTATAGAACATTGCTTGTGAGTTTTCATTCTCAACATAAGTGATTTCAAAGAAACCATTTAGCATTGGTATATAAATTAAATCACCTTCACGTGGGCGTGTATAACCATTTACAGCATATCTAAAACGCAAACGTGAAACAAGCATGGTTATTTCATCACGAATCTCAAGACCAAACTTAGAAATAAAATCTTGTTCGCCATCATATCCATTGACATTTTCAAGATACATTTCAATTGGATGTGCTGTGCGATACTCTTTTAGAACATCTTCACCAAACAAATAGTCTACTTCATCACGTGTTGTACGTGGTAAATAGTATACATCAAGACCGTAAATCTTGAGTGATTCAATTACCAAATCTTCAACAAGCAATTGCTCCGATGTTACAGGAGCATCTGCAAGTCTTGTTGGAAAATTGTTGAAGTAGAAATTAGTTGCCATTAGCCTGTGAAGATTTCAGATGGCAGTGAACCCATCATGTAAATCTGCTCTTCCATATCTTTGATTTCTTCGGTTGCTTCATCATAAATCTTTTGACCATTCAGTGTAACACCACCTGGCATTTGAATGCCTTCAAACTTTTTGAGATTGTTGCCCCATTGTTGTTTGATTTTTGCGGTTGCTAATTGTTTTAGGAATCGGTCGTTCCACACATCAGTTGTACCTTCAATTTGAATTGCTGAATTATCATGTGTCAGTGTTGGTGGACCAATCAGTGTAAGACTTGTTGGCGATTCAATATTACCAACTTGTTTTGATTCTGTGCCAATGGTGATAAAATCAAACGGCACAATCTCTTGGTCAAACTTTGTGCCATAACCTGTAATTGTATTTGATGATGGTGAGCCTGATACTGTGCCAGTTAGTGTAACTGTTTCTGGACGAATTGTGCGATAACATTCAACAACAATCCAATCACCTGGCTCTACATCTCTTGTCCAATCGATGTCTAGATGTACTCTATTTTGATGACGATTAAAACGAAACTGAGGTGTACCAGAGAATAACAGATTCAATGTGCGTAAATGTTGCATTGTAATTTCATATGACACATATGATACAGATGTAAAGTCATACAAATCATGCAGACGTAATTGATAACGCAAGTCAAACATATTGATTGATGCGTTTGATTGGTCAAAAGGAAAAATGCCTGTGACAAACTGAACGGCATCTGGACAATAAATCCATTGACGATTAATATCTTCTTGTGTGATTTGGTGTTTCATGAACAGTTTTTCTGTTCCATCATAGTGATAATCACGCCAAAAGTTTAACGCATCATCAATGCGGTCATCAACTTGGTCGTCATCAACGTTGATTTCGATTACTGGCCAGCCAAGACGGCGTAAGCAGTAATCTTTGAATTGTTGTCTTGTGTTTATTGACATGATTGTTTATTTTAAATAGCCGTTCTTAATTGCTCATCCGTTGGCTCTGGATACAGTTCACACTGCCAACTTTCAATATAGTCACCATCACCATCGTTTCTTAATTTTATATTACGAAAAAATTCTGACTGTGGTAAGTTTGGATATACTGCCATTATTCTATCGTATAGATTGTCGTAAATTACCATTGTGGAATCTCTTCAACCAAAATAAAAGTGTCTTGACTATTAAAAGCAGTTTGATTACTACCAACAAAATGTTTACAATATAATTCCCAATATTCACCAGTAGTAGTATGAGCGTATGTACTGAATACTTGTAAAACAGGCCAATCACCAGTAGCATTAACTCTACTATTAATAAAATATTCAGCACCGCTGATATACAATCTTACTTCCATATTAGCACCACTACCAATATTGCTAATTCTCCAAGCACCACCCACTCTATATTTACTTGGTCTTTGAATTACTACTCTTGAATTGGTTGTATCTGACATACCTGGAACACCATTGTCAGCACCAAACGTGGTGTTCATACCAGTTCTTTTTGTATCTGTGTTATTTGAAATCGTTTGTGTAGCAGATGGTGTAATAGCACCAACCATTGGTATACTTCTACCACCAACTTTACGCCATGCAGTACCATCACAATAAAGAACACAACTTTCATTTGCCCACATAATTCTTGTTAGAGCACCATCAATCATTTCACTGCCGTTACCATCCACTGTCACTAACTTTGTTAGTGTGTTCGACATTTGAATCGTAACTATTCTTCCAGTATTGCCTGACACGGCAGGTAATGTCAGAGTATAATCAGCAGTAGTACCAGAACAGAAGTGAAGATTACCAAAAGAGTTGGCACCCATTGTGTAAGCACCAGTAATTGCAATGTTTGAACCTATTTGATTATATGCTGTAACTACACCTGTCAAAGATACGTTGCCAGTAAACACTGGATTAGAATCAAACAGATCACTTGAAATTGCGCCACTGGCAATTAGATTACCCGTAATTGTACCATCGACAATGTTATTGCCACGAATGGCATTCTCTACAATGTTATTGCCAGATATAGAACCATCAGCAATTAAATTGCCTGTGATTGTACCAGCGGCTATATTATTAGCACGAATGGCATTCGCCGCTACTTTGTCACCAGTAACAGCACCAGTTGCTATACGACCCGATTCTACTTTTTGTTCTGCCATTTTGTTTAATTGATTTGACTATTTAATCTTTCATTTCTTTCAGCAGCAGATTCTATATTTGCTGCTAAAACAATCTCTTCTTTTGTTCCAGAGATGGTTTCACCAGCAGCAAGTTTACGCTGAATCTCATTATTTACGATGCTATCAATTGCAATTCGACATCTATTGTGTACAGCGTTGTCAATCCATTCTTGCTGAGATACTGCTACGACTCCAAGAGCCTTATTCTCCGCTTCTGATAACGTAATTGTGTAAGTTACTGACATATTAACCTCTTTATCCTAAAAGCCATCCCGAAAACAGAGCATAACAACTGCTTGCAACCACAGGACTATAATATAAAACAACAGTATCATCAGGAGCTAATGAAACAATCATAGAATTACCTATATCTTGATAATTTCCAAAAACTTCTATTGCTTCAAATGCAAGACCATTCACTCTAAATTGAAGAATGTCTCGTCCAGAAACATCCGAATCTCTGCCCAATTGGAAAGTAAAAATATATTTTCCAGAAATAGGAGCTGTAAAAATTCCAGTGGTAGTATCAAAATGATTGCCATTATTATAACCATAACCAGATATGAATTCTGTGTAAGACGCAAAATTACCAGCGGTGGTTCTATTGGCCGCTCTATAAAATCCTCCAAATCCAATTTGATTTGGCATTAAAAATCTTCCTCTTGAATCAAGAGTTACTTGATTGACTCCATTAGTAACAAACGTAATACTATTTGCGTCAGGAAAATATATGCCTGCTTTTGTATTTGAAGTTGGTGCAATTGCAGGTAAATCTAAAGTTCCATTAGAAGTGTAAAAAGTATTTGCTGTCACATTGCCAGTAAACACTGGATTTGATTCTACTTTATTACTAGTAATTGAACTGTTTAATATTAAGTTACCAGTAATGGCATCAATACCAATCAAATTACCAGTAATGGTGCCTGCAACAATGTTGTTGCCACGAATGGCATTCTCTACAATGTTATTGCCAGATATAGAGTTATCAGCAATTAAGTTTCCTGTAATTTGTCCAACAACAATATTGTTGCCACGAATAGCATTTACATCTACTTTATCACCAGTTACGGCATTTACAGCAACAGTATTATTTGTCACTGCTCCTATATCAATTAATGGTGAACGAACTTTTTGTATCATTTTTAACCTACACCAAAAATCGAATTTGAACTTAATATGGTATAAGCATTTGCTCCTGTTTTTATTGTAGCAAAAGAATATACATCTATAAATTCTCTTACTATACCCGCAGCAAAAGCTGGTTTTGAATTACCAAGATATCTTAAATTGGCAGTTTGGAAAACACCATCAACAGAAACGTTTGCTGCGTATTGATTAATATTTTGAGATATTAAAAATACCGTATTAATTGATTGACCGGGATTTAAAACTTGATCAAGTCTAGTTGTAGCATTACCACGAAGATTGAATGTAAGATTTGATGTGGGAAAACTAGTTATATAATAAACAGTTGCTTCCAACAAATCAATGTTTACATTACCACCAGTTCTACCTGGAATTATTTTTGCCTGTTCAATTAATCTAGTTAAAGCACCAATTTTTGATGAGGTAATACCACCATCGACAATAGCAGAACCACTTACAGCGTTGGCTAAAAAATTTACATTAACACCAATGTTTAATGTATTGGATGCAGGGTTGAACGACAGATTACGATTGACATATTCTGCCGTTGTACTTCCTGATATCGCAGGCTGCAAACCGACATAGTGAGTTGTTGCATCACTAACAGTTTGCAGTATTGGTAACGTAGTAACAGTTTGCATTTATGCTTGCGCTTCTGTCCATGATAGTCGTGAGAACACCGATGCTGTCGCCGTACCTACATTACGTGCAACGATTGTCACTATATCTGGCCCATCAGGATAGAATCCACTTCGTGGGTCGTTGGTTCCACCACCAAGAATACTATTACCAAGGTCACGAACCAAATCAAGTTCAACAGCTGTTGTTGTCAAGTTAGTTGAACCACCAGAAGAGTTGGTAAAGAATGCGTAAATGACTTCACCATTTTCAACTCTTGTATTCACAGCATGATTTACATACTGAGCAAGACTTGAACCACCAACGTTTTGCCAAACTGGTGCCGCATTTGCAGTAGAGGCATTCAACATAATTTCAATTAGGAACTGACCACCAGACAGAACACCTAACTGACGCAGAGTCATTTGCATACGATTTACAACTTCACGATCACCTAATGCGTTACCACCAACACCGTTGTTCACTGCTGGAGCAATACGGAAACTCTGAAGAGCCATACGTTGTCCTGCGGGAACAGATTGTGCTGCCCTCATACCTTGTGTAAACACAAATGATTTATCATCATCATAACGACCATCCATAATAACTGAAGTACCCCAATGTGCAATACGAGGTGCATATCCAGGCGCATGTAACTCAGCATATGTTGGTGAAGTAGCACTGTATGTAAACGTTTGTGCGACATTACCCATAGGTATAAATGTTACTGTACCTACTCCATTGATACCTGGTGCTTGAGAAAGTTGAATCGAAACATTTGGATTAATGCTAACGACTTGAGCAACTTGTGGAATATTTGCGCTTTGTACAAACATACCAACTTGAATACCAGTTGTTGCTTGACCCGCAACCAGATTTAACGTTGAGTTTGAAGTATTCATAATACAGTTAATTGTATTACCTGGCTGACCACGAACAACGTTATTGAATGTCCAGCCCGTAGGTGAACTGTTAGTTACACCATTATAGTTTACAAATTCACTCAAACCAGCACCATTTGTGACCCAAAGTGTTCCAAATGTAGGGAATGCGGAAGCATTCGCAACATTAATTGAGGTATCACCAGATTGAATCGTTGCTTGAACTTTTGTTTTAGGTGCAAAAGTGTTTGTTTCATAACGACCTGGTAAGTTACCAGAACGCATGTATGCTTCATAGTTTACATTATTATTTACCATCTTATGGCAATAAACAATGTTACCATCTGTTGCTCTGAAACCCCAACGAACGAAGCCTGCACCATACCAAGAATAATCTAAGTAGAACATCTGCATCTTACGAAGATCAACGTTGAATCCTGAAGGACCAGTGCCATCACAGCGGTCAAGATTCCATTGTGATTGTGGAATCTTGAAGTCGATTGTTTTAGCCGTTACACCTTGTAAAATCTGTGTGTTACCTCTGTATGCCGGTGAAACGTGTAGTCTAGTGTCAGAATTAATTTCGATAACACGGTATGACATACCTTTGATTACAATGTAATCACCAACCTCCAGTTCAGATGCGAACTTAGTCGTTACACCGTTAACAGTTACACCGTCAATTTGTGTGTTGGCAACGTTAGCACTAATAAAGCCTGATAATTGTCTTGTTGAAGAACGGCGAACTGCATATAGTTGCTGACCATCATATTCAAAGAAGATACCGTTTTGTTCATCAAACATACCCACACGATTTTGAGCACCATACCAGTTATTGACTGATAAGAAATACAGACCTGTTGCTGTTGCCGAAGAAGGTGTGCTGTTTGCAACGTAACGAAGTGTATATGGATCCAAAACTTCTAATATATTAAATGTTCCATTGTATGCAGTTTCATTACAACCAGTAATTGTGATGGAAGTATTCGTATCTAAGAAATGTGGTTCTTTTGTTTTTGCAGTTACAACAGCACCAGAACTTGTCACACTATCTAAACGAATTGAAGGCTTCATCAATGTACCAGTTGACATCTGAATGCCTTTACCAGACTGATAACGGAAGTAACGGCGTGTCTGACGAATCAACTGATTG